AACTTCAGGTACGCCTGGTAAGGGCATTTCTCGAAGACCTCGAGCCGCGACCAGGACCATGCAGTGATCAATGGATTACCTCCCCGTCATCGGGCAGCCAGCCTGGCTCGCAGAGCAGGACGTAAGGCTTGCCGGTGCCGTGCTTGTGGCGTGGGTACGCGACGACGTCGCGCACGGCGCGAGCGTCCTTGGCGCGGCCGTACTTGACGCTGTGCTTGAACGAGATCGATATGATCTCGCCCTTGGTGTCGTTGAGTGCGTGCGAGATTGCCGCTGACATGCTGGTGAGTAGCGAGTCGCGGCGCTCGCGAATCGTAGCGGCCGTGGCCTGGGGTGTGACCATCACGCACGATCCGTAGATCACGGAAGTGCAGTAGACGGACATGTCCACGACTGGGTGGTCGCCGGAAGCGGCGAGCTGGATGAGGTTGGTCTCTGGCTCAACGGGGGTCATTCGGATGCAGCGCGGGGAAACTGGACGATGGTGGCAGGCTTGGTGTCCTCTTCCTTCGAGCTGGCGTACTCCTGCAGGACTTCGGGATCGCACTTCCACACCGTGACGGTGCCCAGCACGTAGCGGCCAGACAGCTCGTCGAGCCACTGGCTGACGGGCGGGAAGTTCTTGTGTTCGAGCATGCGGTTGAACCTCTGCGGCTTCGCGTTCGCGTCGTAGCCGTAGCGGTACAGCATGTAGAGATCGCGGCGGCGGATGACGCACACCTTGCCGGTGTTGGCAGCCTCGGCCCATCTGCGGACGACCTTGTCGACCTCGACCCAGACGCCGGACTCGCGGAAGTCCATCCCGAAGGAGAGCATGCGGATGACGAAGGACAGGTCGCCGCCGAGGACGGCGTCGACGAGCTGCTCGACGCTGTCGAGCCCGTGCTTGCGCATGATTTCCTTGGCCTCCGTCTCGATGGGGCGCCGGGCCCGGTCGAGGTCTGCCGGGTAAGAGGCAAGGAACCCGGCGAAGTCGAAGAGCTCGAGCTTGAGGGCGTCGACCTCGGCCTGGGTGACGGAGATCGGGGTCTCCTGGCGCGGCGCGATGTTGAAGCGGCGGTCGGTGCGGTCGATGCGCATCGCGTCGTAGTCGTTCGACGTGAAGATGAAGTTCGAGTACGACTTGGCCTGGCGGCTGTTCTGGCGCATCGACCGGATGTCGACCGTGGGCTCGGTGATAAGGTTCTTCACCATGGCCAGGAGCTTGGCCGACTCGCCGCGGGAGGAGTCGAGCCGCACCTCGTCGACGTTGACGATGAGGGACGTCTCGAGGAAGGCGTTGAACTGGTCCGAGAAGTGGTGGAGCTGCTTGGCCACGCAGGTAGGGCCGAAGAGCGGGCGCAGCAGCTCGTGGATCAGCAGGCCCTTGCCGGTGCCCTGGACGCCGGACAGGACCCAGGCCGTGCCGATCTTGGTGCGGTGCTGGAAGATGCACGCGAGCCAGTTGATGAGGGCGTCCATGACGATTTCGTCCCCGCCGACGACGCTCTTGAGGATCTTGGCGGCAGTTGCCGGCAAAGTGTTGTTCCTGGGAGCGAGCCGCATGAAGTCGGTCGGCTGAAAGCGGTTGACGAACTTCCGCGGCGGGTCGCAGACCTCGTCTTCGTACGGGCGGAACTCGTAGTCCCAGTCCGGGATCTGCTCGGCGTCCGGGGCAATGCCGCCGCGGGTGGCGAAGAACGCCTTGATCTTCTCGTAGCTGCCGATGGGAGCCAGCAGCTCCCAGGCCCGGAGGTACGGGTCGTAGACGCCGGCGTACCACTGATCGGACGCCGGGTCACGGAAGACGTACGAAGTCTTCTTGGTCGGCGCCGGCATCATGTCGCGCGCCTTTCGGTACAGGTCCGGGGCGATGTCGGTGAGGAGCAGGTTCGGCTCCCCCTTGAAGTTCTTGACGAGGCGCGGGTTCTCCGGGTCGAAGAAGTAGGCCCAGGAGTCGCCACCGTTGAGGTTGAGGCGGATGTAGCCGTTCTGCTCTTTGATGTCGGTGACGACTACGCCGTCCGGGTTCGTCAGGACCTCCTCGCCGTTCAGGAGCTTGAGCTTCGGCTTGCGCGCCGGGAGCCCCGCCTTCTCGCGCAGCTCGGCGAGGAGCTCGTCGTGGGCCGCGGAGAGCGACGGGACCAGGGCGGGAAAGTCGTACTGGACGAAGTCAGCGCCCTTGGCCACGAGGGACAGCCGCTCGGTGACGGGGTCGGTGAAGTTGCGGCAGTCGGGCGGAGCGATGTAGATGAGCTTGTCGTTCTGGGCCACGGTGTGGTCGACCGGCAGGCTGAGCGCGAGGTTGTTCGTGCTCAACGTGACCAAGTGACGCAGTGGCTCAGTGTGGTAGCAGAGCCCGGCGAACCACTCCTTGAGGACAAGCGGCGAGACAGGACGGGCCAGGAGGAAGAAGAGATGGGCCCGGTAGGTGGTCTTGGTAATGCCGTAGGACGCCGAGTACTGGTGGATGTAGGTGACGTCGTGGAACGCCGGAGGCAGGGCGGCAATGAACGCCTCGGCGCTGGCGAAGGCGCCGGCGATCCGGTCGAGGTCAAAGACGATCCAGTGAGTAGGTGTCCGAGGGTCGGTCATGCCGGCCCGGGACTGGTTGCTGATGGGGTCCTTGAGGAGCCCCTTGAGCAGACAGTTGCCGGAGGCGCCGTGTTCCTGGATCGCCTGGAGCAGCTCCGCAGGGCCGGCGGCCTCGACCGAGGTCGAAGTCATGTTCCGGACCAGCGGGTAGGCCTGGGATTCGTAGGTCCCGTCGTCACGCAGGTTGAAGGCCTTGGTCAGCGGCAGGGCCGCCGAGAGAAAATCGAATCTCATCCCTTGTCTTTCTGGAAGGCAAGTCCCGGCCCTGGCCCTGTGCCAGGAAGGATGTTCGGGTTGGTTCTCACAGGCGACCCACCTTACTCAGTCGTAGGCGGGGCTGCCGCAGGCGGAGGCGTATAACGGAATTCGGGCTCCTCGGACCGGCGGGGCGACTGGGAGTTCAGCGATTGCGCGGAGACGACCGGCTGCCCGTTGACAGAATGGGCAGTCCCCCCGCGCGGCTTCTTGCGCCGGCGTTTTACCAGATAGACCACCTGTAGCGCAATAAGCGCCGTCAGCTCGGCAGCCAGAACGAGGTACTTTCCACGTAACAGCACCATACATACCCCTGTTGATGTTGTGCCACTGCCGAAGTAGGGCATGAATGCGCTCGGCCTCCTGGAGCGCCTTGCCCCAGAGGATCACGACCGGACGAAGTGACTCCACCTTGTGGTGGGGGATACGGTGCAGCCGGGAGACGACCAGGACACCGTGGACGAAGATCTCGTAGCGGCTAACCCGGAAGACCCGGATCAGTATCCCGGCCTTCCGCAGCCGAGCCTTTCTTGCGTGAAACCTTGGAGGCCGGTGGGGGGCGAGAAGGCGGCGCGAAGAGGGCATCGGAGAAGTAGCCTCTCAGGTAAGACGCGATGTAGTCGTCGGTGCGGCCTTCCTGGCGCAACCGAAGGGTGACGGCCTCCACGCTTTCTTTCACAGGGGCTCCCCGATGATGCGCTCACCGAAGGAGACGACGGTGTCGACCAGGAAGTTCTGCAGGCCGCGGGTCTCGTCCTGGAGCCCATGCTCGAGGTGGATGTACTCCTCGATCAGGGTACCGGCCAGGTTCTTGGTGCCCTGGCGGAAACTCTGGGCCGAGACCCAGATCTGGCCGTCGATGGCCATGCCAAGCAGACTGGAGTCCCCCGGGGCAAAAACCCTGATGGGGTACTTGTCGACCAGGAAGCCGAGGGACTTGCAGAAAGAGATGGCCTTGGTGAGCCGCCTGGTATCGAGCTCGCTGGGCTGGACCTCGTCAGGGGCGACCCCGCCATCGATGTTGTAGAGCCTGACGTAGCCCGCCAGGGTCGGGTTGAGGCCCGCAACGCGATCACGAACGAGGTTGGAGACGAAGCCATTGTAGAAGTCTGTCGCCTTGTCGTAGTTGAGGCCGAAGCGGTGATCAAGTCGGCCCTCATAGCTCCGCGAAGGGGCGACGAGGATCTCACGAAGAAACTTCTCGTGCGTGCTATCGAGTTCGCGGAGCTGGCCGACGATGGTCATACGGAAAGCCGAGTCGTCGGCGAGCGCGCGATCTTCGGTAAGACGCTTGTTCTTCGTGAGGTTGTAGGTGAAGAGGGAGTCGCCGTCGGTGGTGCCGACGCGGATCCCCTGCATGAAGATGGCGCCTTGAGCAGTGCAACGGCGGTAGATCTCGATATCCTTGAGTCTGGCGAGCGGAGTGCGACCCTTCGTATCAAGGAAGTACTCGCCCTTCTCGGCCCAGATCGCATCGAACTCGGGGTGGTCGACGACGATGACCGTCACGTTGGACTCGTCAACACTCGGCATCTTTTCGAGAACCATGCCGTTCTCGTCGAGGGTGTTCGAGTAGAGCTCCCGGAACGCCATCCAGAGCTCCCAGTTCTTGCCGAGCTCAGTGGTGAACGGCAACTCGATGACCTCGTCGCCGCTGACGAGGTCGATGAACGAGAACTCCTTGCCGCGCATGTTGCCGGGGCGGACGCGGAGCGTGTAATCCTGGCCGCCGCGGTTGATGGTAACGCGGGCGTCGTGCCGGGCCAGGACCGCCAGGGCGTACTTGAGGCCGGTGCCGAAGTAGCCGATGGGGTTGGTGTTCTCCTTGGCGTTCACACCGAAGTGCGTGAACGCCCGCATGTCGATGAGACCAGGCGTCGTGAAGCTGATCATGGCGTCACCTCGAAATCGGACTCTTCCGTGTCGGTCTGGGTAAAGTGGTTGTTGTGCGTGTTAGCGACGGCAAGAACGTTCTCGTCGAGGGTGAGCGCGTACTTGCCGTCGGAGCCCTCGTCGATTTCCCAGCCGCCGTGGGCCTCTTCGAGCCAATACCAGACGACGTCCTGGGCAAGCTCGGTAAGGTAGTCCTCCTTGTGGACGATGTAATCTTTGGTCTGCCAGTCGTAATTCTTCTGGTAGCCGGGGACCGTGAGGCCGGTAGCATCGAAGTCCTTGCCGCCGGTGCCGTAGAAGTAGACGTAATCGATCTGGCCGCTGTCGCCGTAGCCGCTGTACTCGACTTCGATGCGGGCGATGCCGTACTTCCGCATGGCGGCGATGAGCATCGTGGGCAGGTTGGGCTCAGGCGATACCATGGACAATGCCCTCCTTGATGAGCTCGGGGGTCATGTAGCCGCCCTCGCAGTGGGTCTCGAACCAGTGGTTGGGGTGAACGTTCACGAGGATGACGCCGGCGTCGCCGTGGGTGTCGCCCTGGCCCCACCAGACGCGGTTGCCTGAGTTGAAAACACCTACGCTCAGGTTGCCGGGAGTCTTTTGGCAGGCAAGCCCGATACAACGGGCGGCGGTGTAGTCGACGTCGCCCCGGCGGTCCCCCATGAGGATCTGCAGCGCCGAGAGAAGGCGAGGAACGTCTTCCCCCATCCAGTGGAGGTAGACGACGGGACTGTAGCTGCCGTCCTGGACCTCGCACCGTTTCTTGATGAGGCTGGGGTCGGAAGAAGGCCAACTGACGAACTGGATGAGGGCACGGTCTCCCATGAGGGACTCCTTACTCGTTGTGGAACTCGGTGGCCTTGACGATCTCCCAACTGTCGTCGAGTTGAGTGACGATCTTGTCGGGGGCAGTGGCCGGAATGTAGGCTTCTTCGATCTCAGTGAGGCTGAGCTCGAGTACGGCAAGCGCATTCCAGGCCATGTGGGCCAGGTGCATGCGCTGCGACTCGCGGTCGAGGTCTTCGCCGCAGAGGTACATGATGAGGTGCCGACCAAGAGCGTCGAGGTAGCGCGTGTTCGCGTCGGGCACGGAGCGCCAGCCGCCCCAGGTGTACTTCTGGGCGCCGTAGGCGGAGATCTCGGCGACTTCGGTACAGGCGTGCGGGAACTGGGCCAGGAAGCCCTTGACGATTGGGGTCTTGCCGGCGTCGAGTTTGGCGCCTGGCGCGTGCTGGCTGATGCCGTTGGGGTCGCGCTGGGTCATTAGAACCTGTCCTGGTTGCCGAGAACGCCGCGGGTGAGGCACATGATCCCGAGCTGGAGCTGGGTGGCGCCGAGCGAGATCCACCGCTGATCGAAGGTGAGGTCGTGTAGGCGCAGCTCCTTGACAAGGTCATGGAGCTTGTCGGCGTGGTGGCGGATGCGATCCTGAGTGTCAAGCTGGAACTGGCTCATGAAGCCTCCTTGTGATGTGGTTGCCCTGTGACTAAGTCACCTCCGGGCCAGAGGGCTTACGGACGTGACTGGGACACGCCGTTCGCGAACCTTCAGTAGTCACTCTGCTCGTTCGGGGCTTATCCCGGAGCCCTCCGGGCGCGCGAGCGGTTCCTAGTAGTTAGTGCCCCAGTCGCAACCGAGCGTGGTCGCCAGGGCGGCGGCATAACGCTCGGCATAGCGGCGGGCATCGTGGATGTCCTCGAAGACCTGGTCTTGCTCGTACTGGCGGTTCTCTTCCCCGACGACGAACACGCGAGCCGGGACCTCCCCGCTGGCTGCGTAGACCGCAATGGCTGGCCCGCTCTCGTCGACGTAGATGTAGTTGTCGGCGTTCATGCGGAGTGGATGTCGATGAGGATTGGGCCAGGTTCGGCGCCGTGGTAGTCGGCGAGGAGCTCGACGCAGGTACTGTCGCTGGGGTTGAGCCAGGGTTCCTCGCCCTCGTCACCGCCGTACATACTGGCCCAGCGGCGGGCCTCGGGCTCAGTGGCAGCCCGGACGACCATACCGAAGCACTTGTCGTACCAGGGGACCCAGGGCTTCTCGCTGAGAGGCTTGAGTAACCAGAGTTTCATGGTCATGAGATGAAAATCCTCGCGAGTGCGCTCAAGAACGTGATGATGATGGTGGAGAGCAAGAGCCCCCACAGGATGCCGCCGATGGCCTTCACACGTTGTCCTCCGAACCAAGCACCATGTTGATCTCCTCGAGCAAGTCGATGCGCTCGCCGTTGTACCAGTAGGCGTAGTCTTCGTCGTAGTAGTCGCCGTGTCGGGGGTTACTGCTGTCGCGAATGCTGGCAGGATTCGGCATGAGCAGCAAAGTTGCCCGGACATTACGGAGGCAGTTACGCAGTGACGTGGTCATGGTTTCCAGCCTTTCAGTAGATCTTTGGCGCGGGCGATGTCGGCTTCGGCTCGCTGGAGATCGATCTGCCGGTGTTTGATGTACCAGGTCAGGAGTTGCTCATTGGGGCTGTCGCCCAGTGACGCAGTGACCAAGTTGCACAAGAGGCGTGTGGCCTCTTCAGCGCTTTTCTGGTACTTGCCTTCCCAGGGGCATGGGTTACTCCCTGTCACTCACGGCTCCGGCTGGTTGAACGTCGCCGGCCGGCATTCGTAGCGGTCGTCGCCGACGTAGAAAGCGCCGTAGCGCTCGCAGTCCTGGGCGATGTCGTCGTGAGCGAAGACCGAGATAAGCGCCCCGAAGACGATGCAAGCGCCAGTGACGACGATGGTCGTCATGATGGTGGCGAAGAACTCGTTGCTCATCAGCGGGGTTCCTTGTTGCGCTGTTGCTCAGTGACGAAGTCAAGGGTCTTGCGGAGCCAGGAAATCATGGGCTCTGGAGTCTCGTCTCCCTGGAAGAACTCGTAATACGGGGCGAGCTCTTCGTCATCCCGCTCGGCATCGCAAGGAATATTCCCACGAGCCTGGTAAAGCGGGCACTTCTGGCAAGGGTCATCATCATATTCGTTGAAAGGTTGATAAAAGGCCTGGCAGAGTGAGCACGTCGAAGCGGTCACCAGAATTGGTGGGTCTATATACCCCCAGGGGTTGATCTCGAGTACGTCGTGCTTCTCGAGGTTGTGGCGGCGCAGCCCAATCCACTTGTTGAGGCTATGCTCGACGAGGTCAACCAGGGTGGCCTCACCGCGGCTGTATCGGGTGGCAATAGTGCCCGCCTCGATCGGGTAGAACTCCTTCTCCCAGGAACATTCGCTCATGCTGCCTCCTAGGCTGTCAAGCGCGACTCGGCGACGTGCCAGAGCGACTCGTAGTTGTAGTAGTGGATGCTCTCGTCGCCATGGGTCTCGTAAACCGCTCGCTTGAACTGCTCGAGCGTGCCCGAGAAACACCCGGCCTTGACGTAGATCTCAGGGCCAATGCGGACAAACTGCACCTGGTCGTCGCGGGAACCGACAGGCCCGGCGACGAAGATCCCGTCCAGGCCTCTGGTGTCTTCGTCGATGATGGTACGGGGGTCAAATCGGGCACGATGCAGATCGATGGCGCCCAGAAAATTGGCCCCCGCCAAGTTAGCCCCGTAGAAGCAGGCGCCGCGGAGGGCGGTTCTCTGGAAAGACGCCCCCTCGAGGCACGCTTCGTTGAAGCTGGTCCCGATGGCCTCGGCGTCATCGAAAATGGCGTTCGAGAATTCTGCCTGACGGAAATTGCCGTAGCCGAGGTAGGTTCCGTGGAGGTCGGCGCTTTCGAGGATGACTCTGGCCGCAACAGCTTCTTCCAGGAGGTTGACCATCCTGGGCCAGTCGAAAGCAGACGTGTAGATGGGCTCGCCGCACTTGTCGTAGATGGTGCCGTACGTGCTCACAGGACCTCCTCGAGGATCCGCCAGGAGACGAGCCGGTCGTTGACGAAGATGGCCTGGACGGGCTTGTCGCGAAGCTCCTCGAGCCTTGTGGCTTTGGCCTTGACCAAAGCCGCGATGAGGTCTCGGTTTGCCTTCCCCCAGGCGGTGTTCTGGTCAAGGGAGCCCCAGGTACTGTCGTCGTTGGGCTCGTTCGCCCAGAAGCCCCAGAAGTCCTGGGTAGACCAGTCGGTGCCGCCCAGCTCGAAGCCGTAGCCGAACTGGGCGTCCTGGTAGCCGCCGAAGCCGACCCAGGCCTTGAGGATCTTGCCGAGCTTGGTCGTGGTCACTGGGGCCATCGCTGCGCCTCCTTCACTGCGTCACTGCGATCGTGGTCATCGGCCAACTTGTGCTCGTAGTTGGCGTCCTGGGTGGGGTCCCACCAGCGCTCGTAGTCGGGGGTGTCATTGGGGTCCATTGGTGCCTCTTGCAGTGCAAGAAAATGGGCTCAGAATCACGCGTGCTGCGACGCAGTGACTGAGTGACTCGGCCACTAGGTGGACAAAGGAAAGTTGTGAAATCCGTGCTGCAGTGCGGAAATGTGTCGGGAAATCTTACAAGGTTGATGTTGCTGTGCAGCTAAGATTGCTGTGATGCAGTAGCCAAATTTTTGGCGGGAGAACCCCAAACCCCGAACGCCAGCGCCGGTCAACCAAATCTGCTTGAGATCAAGAAGCCCGTGAGGGAAAGTTTAGTGGCTAAGTCGTTGATTTCGCTAGGGGGCTCAAAAAGCTAAAGTATATTTCTCTATATCTTCTTCTTCTTCTTCTTCTTCTTCTTCTTCTTCTAATATATAGGGGAAATGGCACCTGTTGGGCGCGCCAGAATCCAGTCCAGCTCCGAACCCCTCCCCCAAAAAGTTAGTTGAGAACTTTTGAGACGCCTTCGGCGGGCCTGGCTTGCTTCTTCTTGCGGTGCAAGAATTCAGGGTGCTTTGTAGGGGTCCTCACGGCCGCCGATGATCGACACCCAGCGCCACAGTGACTCGGTGACGAGGTAGTCGATGTACGTGGCCACGATCGAAGTGACTTCGTACTCAGTGTCTGAGGACGTCAGGCCGGCGAGCTTGGGGCAGTCTTCCAGGTCGATCTCGATTAGTGGCCCAGTGTTGTAGGGAGTCAGCCATTCGCTGGGGTCGATACCGAGTTCCTCTTCGAGCTTGAACGGGAGGGTCTTCATGCCGACCCGGTTCAGGAACTGCTCGACCTCCTCGTCGAAGAGGAAGTTGAGCTTCGCCGGTAGCTGGATGCAGATCTTGCCGGCGGAGACGTCGATGTCGGAGGCGCGGACTTTAAGGTCTGCCTCTTGGCATGCTTTGACGGTCATGGGCTCACCTTGTAGTTGAAAAACTGGACGCTTTCGCTGAGTCCCAGGGCGCGGTGGCCGGCCTGGACGGTCAGGGCCTGCTCGACGGCGTCGACGCGGGCGTCGTGCTTGGCCCCCACGTCGAAGATCGGCCGCCCCCCTGGCCCCGAGGGCCAGGCCAGGTCCATCAGCGTCCTGACGCAGCGGTATTGGTTGTAGCGGTACGGCCAGGCGTACCACTTGGGGAAGCGCCGCCAGAGCGACTCCATCATCTTGCAGTCGAAGTCGGGGCTCTTGGCCCAGACCCGGCCGACCTTGGGGAGGTGCGGATGCTCCGGGAAGAACTCGGCAGTCCAGCCCATTCCCCGGCTCTCGGCGTAGTGGTAGAAGGCTTCGAGGGCCTGGCTGGTGCTGTAGATGGGGTCGGCGACCAGGGCCTTGATGGCTTCGTCGCTCTGCCGGAACCACCACTCGAGGGTGTCGCCGGCCACGCCGTCCGAGTTGTTGACGGCCTCGGTGATGCTGATCGCCCGGTAGAAGCTCCTGGACAGGAGCCCCTCGACGGTGTCAGTCGCCAGCGGGTCGAAAAGTACTGCCCCGATCGTGATCACTGGGGCTCCCGCTCGCGTTCCCAGGGTCTCCAGGTCTATCATCAAGTCCATACAGGCTCCGGTCCGTGTTGTCGAGGTGGAATTGGATCCCGCAGTGGCGGCAGCGGAACCAGGTGAAAGAGCCGAGCTCGCCCAGCAGGACGTGCTCTGGCCCGGCGCAGCTAGGGCAACGCAGCATGATGTAGGCGTCCATTACTTGCTGTAGTTCCTGGCGAAGCCGCCCTCGGCATCGAGGGGCAGCCCGTGTGCCCAGACGGGTGGGATGCGCATGTTGTCGAGGATCCAGTCGAGGCCTTCCGTGGCCTCTTTCTCGGGCACCAGGGCCACGAGCTCGTCGTGAGTCGTCATCACCACCGGGTACCGGGGGTTCACCCGCAGGAGCTGCTCGACGATAATGTCCCGAGCGTGCTTCTGCACGATGTTCTCGACCAGGAGGCCCCGATGGATTGGTTTCTCGTATACACGGTCCTTGCGTGTTGCCAGGTAGGCCCAGCTACCGTCTTCCCGGGGGCCGATCCCTGGGTAGTACAGCCAGGTGCCGTTTGGGAACAGGATGCGCTTCGCGTTGGCGTCTACCTCGAGCCCGGTGTCGCCCAGGGGTTTCGTGCTTACCCCGAAGGCCAGGTGGTTCATGGCCCACTCGGCCAACTGCCAGAATACCGGTATCCGGTAGTACTTCGAGCGGAAGGTATCGACTACACGGTACGCGAGCTCGTCTTCTATCACGAGCTCCTTCCCTAGCTGGTTCCGCGACAGCGTCTTCACAGACAGTTGGAACTTCGGTGCTCCCATTGTGAAGCCAAGGCCGAGCACTGCGGTCTTGCCGACGAACCGCTCGACGGGGTTTTCCTTCTTCGTGAGTGGCTTCTGGAAGACATCGCGCGCGAGGTCGAGGTACGGGTCTTCCTTGGCGTGGAAGATTCCGAGGAGCTTATCCTCGCGTGCGAGCCAGGCCAGGTCGCGGCACTCGATCTGCGAGCTGTCGGCTACCGCCAGCACGTAGCCGTCGGGGGCTTCGATAGCCAGGCGTAGCTTGGACCCTTTGACCAGGTTCTGAAGGTTCATCTTGTTGCCGCCAGTCCACCGCAGGGTGTGCGCCTTGGCGTAGTTCAGGCAGACGGCCAGCTTGCGGCCAGGCTGCTTCGCCATGGTTAGCATGCGCTGGGCCCGCGTGATGTGGATGCTGCTCTTGCAGACCAGGCGCGCCTCGACGAGCTGTTCGATGCGGGGGTTACTGCATTCCTGCAGGGCCATGAAGGCGGCATCGCTCTTGGCGAACGCCCAGACTTCCTTGTCCTGCTTGGCGGACCACTTCCGCGGGGGGTTGTCCAGGCCTGCAGCGATCAGTAGCTCGGCGAACTTGTCGTCCGACCGCACTTCGCTCTCTTCCACGCCGGCGGCCTGGAGTACTTCGCTACGCAGGCCCTCGGCATTCTGCAGGGCTTCTTCGACGAGCGCCCGGTTGAGCTCGAGGCGAGGCTTCATGAACATGTCGAGGGTGACTGCCATGCAGTCGAGCTCTCGCTGCGGTAGCTGGGCTTTGAGGCCTTCGTACAGCTCGGGCAGATGCTTGACGTCGCGCCGTGCGTATTCCTCGATGTGGTGCTTCTCTTCGTCGGTAAGATCGCCCCAGTACCGCGCCTTGAAGTCGGGCATCTCCAGCTTGGGCGGCAGGCCGAAGGCCCGCAGCAGGGCATCGAGTGACCGAGCCACTGCGCCCTGGAACACGGCGTCACCCATTGCCTGGGTGCAGTGCCAGGCACGCGGGTGCCAGTTGTAGCAGTGGTGGGCGATGTAGCCATCGAAGTGGGCGTTGTGGGCCACGGCAATGACGTTTTGGCCTACCTCGTCTTCGAGAAATGGGCGGATGTCGCTGGATTCGAGAAACCGTTCGGCGCCTTTCCATACGGCCGAGGCGCAGTGGACGGCGAACTTGGGGTGGGTGATGTAGTCGGTGTAGTTCAGCTTCTTGAGCGTGACGTCCTTGTCCCAGTACGTCTCGAAGTCGATGTAGAGGATGTCGGTCACAGCAGGCCTCGTGCAGCCAGGGAAATACAGCGTCCGCTGCCTACGACCAGGTGGTCGAGCAGGCGGATGTCCACGAGCTCGAGTGCGTCGCGGATACGACGGGTAATGGTCCGGTCGGCATCGCTCGGTTCTGCCTCGCCGGAAGGGTGATTATGGGCGAGAATCACCGCGGCGGCGTTGATTTTGAGCGCATGCCGCACCAAAACCCGGGGATAGACGGTGGTGTTGTCGATTGTGCCGTGGAAGAGCACGTCGTAACTGAGGATGCGGTGCCGGTTGTCAAGGGAGACCATCCCGAAGTGCTCTTCCTCCTTGTGCTGGAGTTGGGCGATGAGGAAGTCCTCGGTATCGCACGGGCTGGCGAGTTGCCGGCCGCGCTGGAACTTGGTCGCGATGAGCCTGGCGTAGGCCTCGTAGACCACCTCGTCCTCGGCCAGGCGGTAGCGGCCGTTGTGCTTCACGTAGAGCATCACCGCCTCCACTGCTTGAGCGTCGTGCTCCGGGCCAGCCCATTCGCCGCCACGTAGTCCATGTCGAGCTGGATAAACGTGGGGTTCTGCTTTTGGCGCGTGTCGCGGATCACGGAGTAGGCGTGTTCGACGCGCTCGTAGACGCCCTCGAATACGCTCTGGTCGGCGAACTTGACGAAGAGCTTGTACTTCCAGTCCTTCATGGGCGGACCACCTCGTTCCTGGTCTTGAAAGAACCGCCAGCCGACCAGGGCTTGCGCCCTGGCCGACTGACGGAGTACTCCCCTCCTACGCGGCGTGCTTCCGCGAGGCCCGGGTGGCCTCGTACGCCAGCCGCGCGTTGGCCTTCGCCTCCGGCGAGGCGGGGGCCGGGGTCTGGACGGTCTCGCTGGCCAGCTTCCGCAGCTCCTTGCTGTAGATGCTGGCCATCGTCCAGATGTTGGCCTGGATGGCCGCCTGCGCGAAGACCTTCGGCGTCTGCCGCAGGTGCTTCGGGAGCGACTGGTACGCGGCCGCGGCGAGCGACTCGTACTTGTCGGCCCGGGGGCCCTTCGCGGCGAAGCGCTCGTTCCGCAGGTGCAGGTCCATGGGGTTGTTGCCCTTCGCGGCGTCGCGCGCGGTCCACTCGAGGGCCTCGAACGTCGTGACCGCCGACTGCCACGCGAACGTGTAGGCGAGGTCCAGCGAGGCGCGGGCTGCCCGGCCGAGGGGGCTGTACTTCTCGCTGTCGGGGACGTCCTTGAAGCTGGTGTACAGCTCCTGCCGCTCCGCTTCGATCTCCGTGAGGCGCTTGAGCCACTCGGCCTCCTCGCTCTTCGGGCCGAAGCGCGAGTTGCTGCAGGCGGCGATCCGCTCGATGTCGTCGGTCATGTCGCGGAGGAAGTGCGGGAACGGCGTCAGCGAGAAGCTGCCGTCGCTGCGCTTGTTGACCGAGAACTTCTCGGCGATGTACAGCGGGATGACGAAGCCGGTGGGCACGCGGTCTTCGGCCGCCGCGCGCTCGCGGAGCGGGTCGGCCTCGGGCGTCTCGGCGTCGATGCGGCTGCGGTTGGTGGCGTTGGCGTCGCGCTGGTGGGCGTCCACGACGGGCTCGACGGTCGGCACGTAGATGTCGTCAGAGTGCAGGGCCATGATGTTCTCACTTCTTGATGATGGGGTTAAAGACACGGTTGAGGTAGGCACGGCGGTACTCGGTGCGGGTGCAGCTCGGCAAGCGGGTCTGCACCATGTGGTCGTAGTCACGTTCGGCGCGCTCCTCCAGGCGCATGAGGATGTTGAGGGGGTCGCGGCCGCGACCGTCCCTCCAGTTCAGCAGTTCCTGACGCTCCTGGTAGGACCGGAGCTTGAGCGGATCGACGAGAACCTCGGGGTTCTCCTTACGCTTGAGACCGAAGCCAGTCATGCAGAACTCCCGTAGCGGCCTGCCGGGACGGGCGTCCAGACGAGGCCTTTGGTGGTGAACGCCGGCTTCTCGTAGCCGACGAGGTAGCGGTAACCGCGCAAGAACGCGGTGATGAACAACCCGGCAAGTAGGCCGGTCATGCCGCCTGAGTACGTCCCAGTGAAGACGTAGAAGAGGACAAGGTGGGTGATGACCTCGATCAGCAGCGCGCAGCCAGCTACGCGCTTCAGGTCGAAGTAGCACATCAGCACGATGAGGCTGATAGCCGCACCCAGTGCGGACTCGAACATGGTGAACCTCCTGAAGGGGATGAATCACAAGAGCCCGGTCTGACACCGAGCGAATGCGAGGTGTTCCGATGCGGCCCACCTATGGCCTGGCCCCCCACTGAAGCTGGGAGGCAGAAAAGAACCCCGTCCTGACCTTGCGGCCAGGACGGGGGGCGGCGCCTAGACATCGGAGGGGGTTCTTGGCCTCGCGCTGGGCGCCTTATGCGGGATTGACTAGAACGGGATGTCGTTGCTGCCGTCGTCGTACTCGACAGACGGTGGAGCGGGCGGCACCGAGAATGTGTCCATCCCGGTGAGCCAGTTGATCTGATGCTCGAGTCGGTTGATGCGCTGGGCCAGGAGCTGAAGCTCTTCATCGTCCTCTACGGCTGAGTGTGAGTAGAGCGACCAGAAGTCGTCCACCAGTGCCTCGTGCTGGGCCAGCAGGTCGTCGAGTTGTTCGGTGTCCATGGTGTTCTCTCAGTTCCAAATGTAGTTGAAGCGGCCGTGCCGGCAGTAACCGCGGTCGTTCGAGACGACCTCGGTCCAGCGGTCGTTGAGAGCGCTGATATGCTCGAGCTGCACCTCCATGTCATCCATTTGCTTGTTCAGCTTGGCGCGCTCGGCTCTCGTGCAGTTGCTGAAGGCGCCGCAGCGGTCCTCCCGGTCGATCTCTGCGAGATCGGAGTAGATGTCGCCGGCGTAATCGACGAGTTGGTCGCCGATGCGAGCGGCGAAGAACAGAGCCACGTAGGGCAAGTTCATGGTGATGTCCTTTCAGATGACGCAGTCATAGGAGAAAGCGAGGTCGAGCAGATTGTTGTGCTCGTCGATGAAGTACGCGTACTGGCCGCCAGTACGGGCGTTGGGGCCGATGTGCATCAGCGCTTCGATGTACAGGTCGTTGCTCGCCGAAATAAGGGCGGCAACGACGCTGGGGGCGAAGAACAGGGACACGTAGGGGATATGCATAGCGGTCTCCTTTATGCGCATAACGCGCACGAAAATCGTGGAAATGAACAGCAAAACTCGGTCTGACACCGAGCGAATGCGAGGTGTTAAGCGGTGCTACACCTGTGCTACAGGGGTGCGGGGACCACACCACCAAGTCACTGAGCCACTAAGCCACCAGGTCACTGGGTCACTCAGCTACGCAGTGACCCACCCACGAGGGGTGGACGCGTGAAGAACCTCGTCACCCAGTCACGAAGTGACTGAGTGACGAGGTGACGAGGTGAGGTCTCAGGTGTCGGTGTGGAGCTTGACAGCGAGGCGAGCGAGCAGCTCGGCGGTGGTGTTGCGGGACTTGGCGATGGCGGGGGCAGCAGCGGCCTTGGTGGCCTGGTAGGAAGCGGAGGCGAGGGGGGGCACGGTCTTGAAGGCGTCGCGGAAGGCGTTGAGGGTCTGGGTAAGCTGGGGCTTCATGGAGAGGTCCTCGGTGAGGGTGGAGGTGTGGGTCGTGGTGGTGATGAGGTAGTTCACTGGGTGGCCTGCTTGGTGAGCTTGTTGTAGAGGAGGATGAGGTTCGGGATCTGATCGATGAGGGCGATGTACTCGTCGGGGGTGTAGTCGAGGGAGAGGTCGATGTTGACGATGTCGTTGAGGCCGGTGGCGGAGGGGGGCAGGTTGGCCTTGAAGGAGAGCTTCATGGGTGAGTGTCCTAGTGAGTGAGGAGAAGAACATAGGTGATAGGTCTGTCACCGAGCGTAGCGAGGTGATCCGGAGAAGGTTCCAGAGGGCGATTTGGCCTGGGAGAGCGAGAGTCCGGAAGAGCGAAATGGGGTTGACGGGCGTTGAGGGTCGGGTCCCATAGGTAGGACCCCCCAACTAAGTCACTAAGCCACTTTGCGAAAGCCAACTCGCCTCCCCGCTCGAAGTGACTCGGTGACCAGGGCACCCCCAAAAATTTTGCAAAAAATTCTTGTGGAAGCCCCTTATTTCGGCCGGCACGCTGCCCAGTAACTCAGTGACCCAGTGACGAAGGATGAACCTCATCCCGCTGCTCCGAACCGCGTTGACCGCTGCCGCCAAGGCCGCGGCGACGTCGCCATACCGCAACGAGTGGGCCCGGATCGCCGTCCCGCTCGGGCTGGCCGTGCTGGCTGGGGCCTGGTACCTCGCGTGAATACGGCCGAGGAGACAGCCTGGCGGTACGTGATGGAGTGGGTCGGCTACCTGGTAGCCGCCGTCGTTGGCCTCGTCGCCTGGATCATCAAGGACGCGTACCTCGACCGGCTGAAGGACTTCGAGAAACACGTCGACGCCCGATTCACGACGCTCGGCACCCGGATGGACGCGCTCGAGAAGCTGGCCACCGCCGGCGTGACCCACGCCGAGCTGACCAGCGGCCTCAAGGAGCTGCGCGAGGAGCTGCGCGAGACCCGGGTTGAGCTGACCGGTAGCGTGCAGCAGTTGATGGCGCAGATCGTCGAGTTGCTGCAGAAGCCGCGGCCATGACTCGCCCGATCCCCAGGCCGAAGGCGCCGCCGGCGCGGACGATCCGGGTTACAGGCAGCCCGGGAGCCCAGGGCGTACAAGGCGAACGTGGGCCGCCTGGCGCCGACGGGGCGCCTGGCGCCGCTGGAGCGGCCGGGCCGCAGGGCCCACAGGGGCCGCAGGGGCCACAGGGCCCGCCCGGGAGTAGCAACGGTTACATGCCAGGAGGCTGGTAGATGAGCATGACAGACGCGGCAGAGCAGGCCCTTCTCGACCTGCTTTTCCTGAACATCGACTGGGAGAACATTGGCGACGCGGCGGGGCTGCAGAACTCGGCGACCGCCGGGAGCTTCTACATCACCCTGCACGACGGAGACCCCGGCGAGGGCGGCACGCAGGCCACCAACGAGTGCGCCTATGGCGGCTACGCGCGGGTGGCCGTAACGCGGAGTTCGGGTGGGTTCACGCGGGTAGGCAGTACGGTCAGCAACACGGCGCTGGTGCAGTTCCCGCAGGCCGTGTCCGGGTCCGCTACGGCGTCCCATTTCGGGATTGGCACGAGCGCGAGCGGGCCCGGCAACCTGATTCTCAGGGGCGCCCTCACGTCGTCCCTGGCGATCTCGACGGGTATCCAGCCGCAGTTCGCCGCGGGCGCCATGACGGCGACGATGAACTGATGGGCTTTCGTAACGTCGGGGCCCTGGCGCGGTGTTACGAGAGGGGGCAGACGCACTTCTGCTCGCTCCGTAAGGTGCCGTCCCAGGCCTCGACGGCCGGACACTGGGTCGATCTGTCAATGGCCGCCGGGAACCCCAAGCCGCAGTACTACGCCTCGGCGCCGCTGGCGCGCGCGGTGCTGGACGGCTTCGACGGCATCTTCCATGGTGCCGCGAAGGCCCCGGCCACCAAGCATCTGGTGCGGCTCGGCCTGATGACCCCAACGCCGGCGCTGGTGGGGGCGTACCACCTGCTTGACTACGTTGCGTTCTACCCGTTCGTGGACGGTGACAGCCTGGACGAACAGGCGATGGACAACACCATCCCGCTGCCCCGCTACACCAACGGCGATGGACTGATGGTCATGGCTGTGGCCTCGGCCCCGACGACTGGCGGTGGCGCGTTCACCTTTACGTACGTCAACCAGGCGGGACTGACGCGGACGTCGCCGGTTATCGCCTGCAACGTGGCGGCCACCAACATCGCGACGTTGGCGACCAGTGAGCAGGCCACGGCGGCGGGCGGGCGGCACTTTCTCCCCCTTACCGGCGGCTGCCGCGGGGTTCGCCAGATCACTTCGGTGACGTTCAGCGCCCCGTCTGGCGGACTGCTGGCCTTCGTGCTGGTCAAGCCCATCGCGTCGCTGGCGGTGCGCGAGATCAACACTCCCGCCGAGCGGGAGTTCCTGACACAAGTCCCAGGAACCCCGACCATTGAGGACGGTGCCTATCTTGGACTGATCGCCAACTGCGCCGGCTCGGTCGCGGCGGGCAGTGTGGCCGGCTACTGCGACTTCGCATGGAGCGAGTGACATGGGCTTTACCAGCCAGGACGACCTGATTGCTCAGCTAACGGCCGGCAAGTATCGCCGGATCGACGCATCGAAGATCATTTCTCCCGCGCACACGGCGGGCGGATGGCACCTGCTTACGACGATGGCGGGTTACCCGAATGCGTCCACTTTTCCTTCCGCGCAGGATCTGGTGTTCCAGTCTTGCTCGGAGACTGGTGGCGACGGAGCCTCGGCCACCATCCTTGGGATGCAGCACGGTGGCCCCCCCGGCGGCTCGGCGACGAAGCACCTGTTGTCCATGGGTGCCAACATCGTGGCGGCAGCGGGCGCCCCGTGGCAGTTGAAGCTGGTGGACATTCAGGGCTACTACCGGATGGCCACCACGAATGTCACCGGTACGGGCGCGCGGACGTGCATCAACAGCAATACGTTCACGGCGTCGTCGTCGTCGGGCCTGCTGCTGACCTATACCAACGACTTCAATACCTTCACCAAGGTCCGGTTCACGAACTCGGGCGGCGCGCTGCCGGCCGGCCTGGCGACCAACACGGACTACTGGCTTGTGCGGGCCTCGGCGACAACTGCTCGCGTGGCTACGTCGTTTGCCAATGCGCTCGCAGGCACGACGATTGCCTTTACCGACGCTGGCACAGGTACGCATACGCTGATCTGCCAGACGCCCAGGGCGAGCAACGGCGTAGGAGTGCAGGCGTTTTTCGTGGCGCAGACGCAGCCTACCGCTGGTGGCCCCAACCTGGCGGCCTCGGCCTACGACCAGGCGGGCATCTTCACCGGCACTGGCACCCGGGCGTTCCAGGGTGCCCCAACAATGGGCGCCACGGCCGACGCCTACTCTTCGCGGGTGCCGCACTCGGGCAACGCGGCCGGTCGCTATGGCCCATTCCTTCCGCTGCAGGGGGGTGACACTGGCGTCGCGCGGGTGAATTCGTTTACATGGTCCGGCGGCGTGGCTTACACCGGTTCTGGCGTGGTGGCTCTGGTCCTCGCCCGCCCGCTCGCGGACATCGCTGTGCCTGTCTCCGGTATGTGGTCCGAGCGGGATCTGGTGAACCAGCTCCCATCGTTGCCGCAGATCGAGGACGGCGCGTGCCTCGCGTGGATGCTGTTCTCTACGGGCGCCACTACGGCTAACTCGCCGGTCAACACATACATCGACGTTGGTTGGGGCCCTTAAATGCTCGTTGGCTCTGGCGTTCGCCTATCGGCGTCCAACCCCATGCGGCAGTTCGGGGCGCAGGCGGCCGGGTCGGCAGAGCGCGCTGCGTGGAGCCTGAGCCGCCGGTCTGGGTTGGCCGCGTTCGCCCGGCAAGCCGGGCTGCCTTACGGCGTCCGGCATCCAGCCGCGTGGGCGCTGCCGCGGGTTGGCGGGGCCCTGGTGGCGCGCAACGAAATGGTTGTTACCACATCTACCGGCACGCTCCTCATGGCCAGCGGCCGGAACATCGATGGCGCGGTAACGATTTCGCTCACAGTCCCTGGCGCGGCGCTGCAGCTCATCGTCAGCGCCGCTGGCTCGACCACGATCACCATTACTGCGTCGGCCGGCCTTGTGGGTTCGTTGGCGGCAGTGGGGGCCGCCCCGATCACGGTTACGGTCCCGACCGCTACGCTTGGGGCGCTGGCTGACATGGCGGCTTCGTCGGGGGTCACGCTTTCGGCCGCGGCCGGCATTCGCGCCATCGGGCACATGGCGGGCGACATCTCCCCGTTCACCGCTCTTTCGCCGGAAAACCTCGCCGCCGCGGTCTGGAATGCCGCTGCCGCGGGGGCCAATGCTCCTGGCACGATGGGCGAAAAGCTCAATGACGCCGGGTCCGGTACGAACCCGTGGACAGAGGTGATCGAGCCCGGGTTCACTGCGGCAGAGGTCCTCCGGCTTCTCGCCGCCGTAGCCGCCGGCAAGACCGACATCGTCGACCTCGGCGGCGGCAACGCCACCGTGAAGTTCCGTAACCTCGGCGACACCAAGGACCGCGTCGTGGCCACGATGGCCGGTAGCGAGCGGGCTACAGTCACGCGGGACCTCACATGATCCCGAGCTGGCGCAGCACGGAGTTCTGGAGCAGCGCGTTCGTCCAGGTGACCGGCGCTGTGGCGCTCTTCATGCGGATCGTCGACGGCGGGACCTACGTGGCGCTCAGCACCCTGGCCCTGTCGATCTACGTCGGCGGCCGGACGATCCAGAAACGGCAGCCCCAGCCTGACCCCGAGTAAGGTCCGCCCAACCTACCCGACAGGACGACTCCCATGCCCTTGCGTCTCAACGCCACGCTCCGCAACAACATCGCTGCGGCGATCGTCAGCTTCGCCGGGCCGAATGCCATCCTGCGGATCTACTCGGGCACGCAGCCGGTGGTCGGCGGCGCGGCCCACACCGAGACGCTCCTGGCGGAGCTGACCTGCAATGCTTCAGCCTTCGGCGGTGCGGGCTCGAATGGCACCGCCACCATCAACGCCATCACCCAGGACAGCAACGCGAACGCCACCGGCGTTGCGACGTGGTTCCGGCTGTTCCAGTCGAACGGCACGACCTGGGTGGCGGACGGCAGCGTGAGCGACCCGGCTGGCGCCGGCGACATCAAGCTGTCCACGACCTCGATCCAGCTCGGCGGCACCGTCTCCCTGAACGGCACCAACCAGATCGTCGTCGGGAACCCGTAACATGAGCGCGCCCGGCTCGTCCTTCCTGATCTACCAGGGCCAGGCGCAGCCGCCCGTCCGCCTCTCGGCCATCCGCGGCGACCGCCCCGTCGGCGGCACGTACCGGCTGTCCATCTCCGAGGCCCTGGGCGAAGAGACGCTGACGGTGCAGTACTCGGTCGACCAGGTCACTTGGTCACCGGTCGACAACTACGCGCTTCTGCCGAGCGAGGACGTCTGGCTCCGGGTCGATCCCGCGACCATCGGCGACTACCTCGGCAACCTGCAGATCATCTACCTGACGCGGCAGCTCCCGCCGTCGCTCTTCCGGTACTCGTTCCGGGTCGCCGGCGTCATCCTGCCCCCGCCCCCGCCCGTGGTTGGCCCCGAGCCGCCTGGCGTGGTGTCGGGCTTCTCGACGGTCGTCAACCAGTACGACGCGGTCGAGATCGCCTGGACCGTGCCGACGACCGTGGCCGGCAAGCCGGTCATCGGCTACACCGTGTTCCGCGACGGCGCGCCGTTCGGCGCGTCCAGCACGACGAGCTTCGTCGACCTCTTCGTGGACCCGGAGCAGACCTACAGCTACCAGGTCCGGGCCTACAACAGCGACGGCGACGGCCCGCTGAGCGCGGCCTACAACGTCACTACGCCACAGGTTGACGACGTCCCGCCTCCTCCGCCTCCGCCGCCTCCGCCGCCTCCTCCGCCGATCGACGTCACCGGGTCACTGCGCCTTGGCCTCGGTGACGTGGGCGTCGAGCTCGGTGGCCAGGTGATTGCGGCCCCGCCGGCGCCCGTCACCGGCGAGATCGACTTCGTGCTCGACCCGCTTGGCATCAACCTGGCGGGCTCGTTCGTGCTCGTCAGCGGCGACCAGCCGCCCGTCTGGACGGCGTTCCCGGCCGAGTTCGTCGTGCCGCTGGGCTCGACCTTCACCCTCGACCTGAACGACTACTGCGACGACCCCGAGGGCAACCCGCTCACGTACACCGAGGCGTTCTCGAACCTCGGTCCGCAGTTCGAGCGGACGGGCAGCATCATCTCGGGCGTGGCCGCGACGCCGGGGGTCTACGAGGCCGACTTCAACGCCTCGGACGAGGTCGCGGCGAACCAGGCCCCTGTCTGGACGCCGTTCCCGCCCATCGTCGCCGAGGTTGGCGACGCGTTCACGCTCGACCTGACCGACTACGCCTCGGACCCGGAAGACGACCCGCTGACCTTCGCGGTCGCGACCGGCGCCGTGGCGCCCGGCATTACCCGCACGGGCAAGGACCTCGCCGGCACCTTCACGACGGCTGGCACCTACACGGTCACCTTCTCCGCCGACGACGGGGTCGCGCCTGGTGTTGACCCGACGCTGCGGATCACGACCGTGTCGCTCCCGGCCGCGACGGCCGGACAGCCCTACACTGCTTCGCTGGCGGCAACGGGCGGAGCCGCCGGCGCCAAGTTCTGGGGCGTCATGTCCCAGGACGCAGGGCTCGGCCTGTTCTTCGCTGACTACGCAGCCATCACCGGCGGCACGCTGACCGGCACGCCGGTCACGCCGGGCACGTACTCGATCACCATCACCGTTGGCGACAGCGGCGGCGAGTGGGTGGCCAAGACGTTCTCGGTCGTCGTCCAGCAGCCCGCCGTTGGCGGCGCGGAGTTCGCCAGCATCGCGACGGCCGTCGGCGGGCTCTTCGCCACCGACTGGGAGAAGGTGTACATCAACGCGGCGGAGGTGCCGGCTCGGGCGATCACCAGCAAGGCACGCCTGCTGCAGGACTCCCGCGGCAACTCAGGCGGCGGCATCACCGGTACGGTCGGCGCTGACTCCATCGACTGGGTAGACTCGCCGGTCGAGCCCGGGAAGAAGGCCGCGCGGTTCCGGCGCCGGTGGAACGCCGGCTACAACGAGGCCGGCTACCAGCAGTTCGTCAACGGCGTCAATTCGACCGAGGTCAAGCGCGTCTACATCCGCGGCCGGTACTACTACCCGAAGGAGACGCTGGGCTACCGCCATAGCAACGGCAACGGCGGCTTCAAGCTCTTCACGCTCGGGACGCTCGACCCGGCGCAGATTGCGATCCAGCACTACCGCACGAGCGGCTTTGCGTCGGTGTTCATCCGGGGCAGCCCGGCGCTCGAGGATGAGATCGGGGCGGTCTTCACGAACAGCCCCTGGGGCAGCGGCTTCCAGGCCCCGCACCTGGCGTTCGCGGTCCAGGGCAACGTGCCCAATTTCGACACCGGCACGACTGCCGAGCGCCAGGCGAAGTGGCTCGAGAACTTCGGCCAGCTCGGCCGGATCGGCAACCTGGACAACTCGTACGTCAATCCGCTGGTGAACCTCGAGCAGTGCTACATGTTCAACCGGGTCCACCCGGGCGGACGCGGGTGGCCGGACTCGGCGGCGGCGAAGAACGCCGTGCCGATTGGCGCGGACCGCCCGTGGGTCTGGGAGATCTTCGCGGAGTACAACGAGGCCGACCCATCGAAGAGCTCGTTCATGATGTGGGAGGCGCTGGAAGGCGACGCCCCGAAGCTCACTCGCGATGCGCGCGGCATTACGCCGTTCGGCTCGAGCAGCAACCACTGGTTCGAGATGGAGGCCATGTACCACTCGACCGGCGCGGGTGACGAGCCCGGCCGGCCCGACATGTACTGGTACGTCCTCGACTGGGTCACCAGCACCAAGCCCATTCCGTTCCCGGGTGGCTACGCCCTCCCGAACGCGCCGGAGCCGTAACCGATGGCCTCGACCAATAGCTTCACGCTGACCTTCACGATCACGGATCCGCCGCCCCCGCCGGAGGGCTACACGCCGCTGGGCGACTCCGCCCTGGCGGTGGCCATCGCGGCGCTCGCAGCCGGCGCCAGCGCGTCCTTCACACTCGACGCCTCGTGGAACTGGACTGGCTCGTGGTTCACCAACACCATCGGCCGCTGGCTGTGGGGGCCGCACAAGGCCTACTTCCTCGGCAAGTCGTCCGGCACCGGCGGCAACTGGCGCCTCATCGTCTACGACGAGGAGACGAACAGCTTCACGTCGCCGTTCAACAACGTCGGCGGCCTGAACACCGATTCGGACAACGGCGACTTCATGCGCGCCTTCGCCGCGCTCGACTTCGAGGACGATGCACTCTACGCGGTGCCTTACCGCGGCGAGCGCGCCGGCATCTGGAACCCGGACACCGCCACCTGGGACAACACCGGCGTGTACACCACCGGCGACGGCGCCGGGCCGTGGGGCCTCGAGTGGCACCCGAACCTCTTCGGCGCCGGCGACGGCGGCCTCGTGCTGCAGCGGGCGACCACGGTCTTTGCCTGGCGCAAGTCGACCGGCGTGTGGTCGCAGATCGGCACCCTGACCTCGATCCCGACGACCAACTCCCGTCACCAGATCGGCGTCTACTGCGAGCTGCTCGACAAGGTCGTGTTCTCGCACGGCCACGAGGGCGACTACCTGGCCGGCGGGCGCCCGTGGTGGCTCATCAACCCCGGCGCCACGCCGACGGTGACCCGCGGTACCGGGGACCTTCCGCTCTTCGTGTCCTGCTTCCCTTCGGCGAGCGATGGCATCTCGCGGCGCAACGCCATGCTGGCTACTCCGGCCGGCAGTGTGGCCATCTTCGAGTGTACGAACGCCGCCAACCCGCAGCGCGTCTGGAGACTCAACACCTCGACGCTGGAGTGGGAGCTGCAGGCCTTCGAGCATCCGTTCCGGTTCAGCGACGCGCTGAAGGAGTACGGCACCCCGATGTTCGTGCCCGACTACGGCGCGTACTGGCGGCTCTGCCCGACGGCCACGAACAACCCTGGCCAGCCGAACAGCCTTATCTGGAAGCCCCCGTCCGGCTTCTGATGGAGTAGCCCCGAATGCCCTCTTCCCTGAGCCCCAATCGCCTGCGGATCCGTGTGCCCGCGGCAGTCGTGCCGCCCGTCGGCCCCGGCTCCCCGCCGCCCTGGATCGCCCAGGCCATCGCCGCCGGCTGGCAGGTCGGCACCTGGGCGCGCATCAGCGGCGCCACGCCGGGCTTCGGCCTCTCGGCCACCAACGTCATGCGCGACGTGAAGACGGTCAACCCGACCGACGTCAACTTCCAGCGGTCGCTCTCGTCGTGGAACGGCGGCGCTCGCGCCCCCGCTCTCGGCGCGTACCAGTCCATGCTGGTCGGCCTCGGTGGCGCCCACTCCAAGTCCGGCAGTGGCTACGAAGGCAACGACCTCTTCCGGTTCGACCTCGGCACCCGTGCCTGGACGCAGTTGCGCCCCGCCACGGCCAACTACAACGCGCTCACCGGCAACTCTTTCGGGGAGTTCCCTGACGGCTCGCCGCTGCCGACGCATACCTACTTCCAGCTCGCTTGCACCGGCCCTCTGCCGGGCTTCCCCAACGGCCTGCTCATCTCGCCACGCGCGGTGTCCAACTACGACGACAGCACGGTCAGCGTCGCCACGCGGTACCCGCACTGGCTCGACCTGGCGAACCCCACTGCCCCCTGGGTGCGCGGGGACCCCATTGTCGGCGCCGACACGCGGAACGCGTGGCAGTACTCGCCGTCCGGGTTCTGGGACGCCGTCCGTGGGCACTACGTCTTCCTAGCGGTGACCCGGGCCCAGACTGCGAACATCGTCGCGACGCTCAACCCGCTGGCCTCCCCTGGCGGGCAGTGGACGAACCGCCCGCCTGGCGCCGGCGCGGCGCACTTCTGGTCGGGCAACGGCATCGCCCAGTCGATCGTTCACGACCCGATCCGCGACATCGTCATCTTCTTCGACTACCGTTATACCGACACCATTCGGTACCTCAAGCCCGCGGACCTCTCGCAGTACCGCCTGTCGACGTCCACCGCCTGGCTGATCTCCGAGACCGGCACCCCGCCGGCGCGCAAGGTCGAAGGCGCTGGTGTCGACTGGTCGCCGGCCCTCGGCGCTGTCCTGTACTGGCCAGGCGCTTCGGAGGCCAACGTCTTCCGCCTCGCGTACGCCAGCGGCTCGCAGGGGGCGATCGGCGTCGATGGCAACCTCACCTACAACTGGACCAACATCACGGCGCCGTCCAACACGCTGCAGCCGCAGAGCCAGGTCCAGAACCCTGACCAGGTGTTCAACCGCTTCCAGGTCTTCTCCTACTCTGGCGGAGTGGAGATCGCCATCGCCGTCAACACTGTCGACGGCTCGGTCGACGCTTTCCTCGTCTCCGCCGGCTCCTAACCCACTTCCGCCAACCACAAGGTCACTACATGACTGAGCCACAGAATGCCCTGGACGCCGGCCTCACCCTGGCCGAGCTCGTTGCCGCCCTCCCCTCCGGGGATGGCACCTCCGTGACGGGGGTCCAGGTGTCCGAGAAGCTGATCATGCTGGTCGTCAACGGCGACTTGGCCCAGCCGATCATGCAGCGCGTGCTCGAGTTCGTGAACGGGCTCTACCAGGAGTCCCACGCGGCAGCCCCAGGGCAGGCCGGCGTAGGCTTGGCCGATGGATCTGACGCCAGCGCTTGACGGCCTGACCGACCGCCAGCGCCTCTACGTCGAACAGCGCCTCTCCGGCAAGTCCGTCGCTGCCGCTGCCGCGATTGCCGGCTACGCCAGCGGCGCCCAGGTCGAGCGAAACCCGGACATCCAGGCCGCGCTCAACTCTGGGAGGGCCATCTCCGCGCGCGCCGTCGGGTTCACGCGCGAAGAGGCCCACGACATGCTGATGCAGGCGTACCGGAACGCCGAGAGCGCCAGCGAACAGGTGATGGCGGTCCGCGAGCTCGTGAAACTCCACGGCATCGCGGAGCCCATCAAGCACGAGCACACCCACAAGCACGAACTACGGGCCCTATCCGATGACGAACTCCTCCGACTCGCCGGCGGACGCGCCGTCTTCCAGCTCCCGCCGGCCCTCTACCCGCAAGAAAACGGGCAAGAAGAAGGCCACGAAGTTCGCCCGGAGGCCGACCCTCGACCGGGCGGAGAAGAAGCGTATGCCGAAGGTCCGGCCGGTGATGAAGTCGTCGCTGGAGCCGACTGAGCCGTTCGAGATCACCTTCCCGAAGCTGACCAAGGGCCTCCGGCTGCTCAAGGGCATGTCCTGGATCAACTACAAGACCAGGGCCAAGCAGGTGCCCATGGTCCGGAAGTGCGAGGAGTGCGAGGAGTTCCACCCCGGGCTCCTCACGACGAACAAGGACGGCACCGAGCACTGGAAGTGCTACAACTGCGAGCGGATCGCAGCCAAGGCCGAGCTCGCGGCGCGCAAGGCTGAGCGCATCGAGGCGATGCGGCGGGCGTTCGTCGGCAGCATGATCATGCGCAACGAGTACGTCCTGCAGCAGATCGGCCTGACAGGCAAAGACCCGGATGGCTACACCGGCCAGGCGTTCTACAAGCTCTCGCACCGAGACCGGCCGCGGGCGCTGGCCTGGGCCGCGCGCAAGGCCGGCCAGGTTCCGCCGCCCGAGCCCAAGATCATCGACCCGCAGGACGAGGAGGGGCGCGCCCGCCAGGAGCTCGCCCGGCGCGAGCTCGCTCGGCGGCATCTGCTGCCGTTCATCGAGCTCTTCGAGCGCGATTACAAGGCCGGCTGGGTCCACAAGGACATCTGCCTGCGCCTCGAGCAGTTCTCTGACGACGTCATCGCCGGCCGCTCGCCGCGGCTGATGCTGTTCCTGCCGCCGCGGGCCGGCAAGTCGCTGATCGCGTCGCAGTACTTCCCTGCCTGGCACTTCGGCCGGGCGGCTCAGCACGAGATCATCTCGGCGTCGTACGCCCAGTCGCTGCAGATCGACTTCTCGCGCAAGATCCAGGAGCTGCTCCGCACGCCGGAGTACCGCGCCATCTTCCCGCACACCTCGGTGATGAAGGGCAACGAGGCCCTCGAGCGGTGGGGTATCTCCGACAGCAAGGGCGTCCGCACCGGCGGCGGCTTCCTGGCGGCCGGCGTCGGCGGCCCGATCACCGGCCGCGGCGCGCACGTCCTGAACATCGACGACCCGGTCAAGAACCGCGAGGAGGCCGACTCGGCCGTGACGCGGGCCTCGACCAAGAGCTGGTACTCGTCCACGGCGTCGACCCGCCTGGCGCCCGGTGGCGGCGTGCTGATCATTCAGACCCGCTGGCACGACGACGACCTCGCCGGCTGGATCCTGCAGGGCCAGGCCAAGGCCGAGAAGGAGTACGAAGAGACCGGCATCTGGCCCGCCGACGCCGAGCGTTGGCAGGTTGTCTCGTACCCGGCCATCGCGACGGCCGACGAGCCGTACCGGAAGCGGGGCGAGGCCCTGCACCCGGAGCGGTTCCCGATCGGGGAATTGCTCAAGAAGAAGCGCACCATGATCCCGCGCGACTGGGCGGCGCTCTACCAGCAGTCGCCGATCGTCGAGGAGGGCGCCTACTTCGAGAAGACGATGCTCCGGTTCTATCACGGCGGCCATCCGGAGGAGCTCGACATCTACGCGTCGGGCGACCTGGCCATCTCGAAGGAAGACGCGGCCTGCTTCACCGTGCTCATGGTGGCCGGGCTCGACTTCGACCAGAAGATCTACATGCTCGACGAGCGCCGCGGCCAGTGGGGTGCGGACGAGATCGTCGAGCAGATCATCGACATCATCCGGGTCTGGAAACCGCTCCGGTTCGGCATCGAGAAGGGCCAGATCTCGATGGCGATCGGCCCCCACCTCGAGCGCCGGCTCCGGGAGGAGAAGATCAGCTTCGCCGTCGAGGAGATGCCGCCGACCCACCGCGGCAACAAGGAGGCCCGCGCCAGGCCGCTCCAGGGCCGGATGTCGCGCGGCGAGGTGCTGTTCCCATCGGGGGCCCTCTGGACCGACGACCACATCAACGAGCTGTTGCGGTTCCCGACCGGCGTCTACTCCGACCGGGTCGACGCGGACGCCTGGCTGGCCCAGATCCTGGCCGACGTCCAGTACCGGGGCAAGAAGCGGGGCCGCGGGGCCGACAAGAACTGGCGGTCCAA